TCGAACTTCTGTGAGTAGTTGGCCTCAAAGTAATCTCTCCAAGACATTGCTTTGTTGCTTACCCATCCTTCTAGTGATTCTTCAATAGTGAATGGTTCGTTGGAATCTAACATAGTTTAGTACCCTGAGTATGTATCCATGAATTCGTATTCTTCTTCTTCAAAGTCAATAGCGTAAGCAACTTTAGCTAGTTGGTCTATGTAAGCTAAAGCATCTATTAAATCATCGTGAACAAGCTTATTCGGGAACTGAAACAACTCATCGAGAAACTGAGTATTCCATTCACCTTTGTTTAGTGTTATCTGCCCGTGTTCAAACCTACCCTGTAGTGCCCACACAACTCTATCGGTCTTTCTTTGATTGCCGTGTGTAAGCTCTTCCACTCTAAAGAACCGCTGGTTCTTCTTCATTATATCGTTTAAGTAAGGATGTACAGCGTTCTTCAACGCACCCTTCTCAATACCTACTGAGATTGGTTTGTAGTCTCTGACTGCTTGAAAGATTCGTCTGGCAGTCTCTTCGACGCCCCAGCGGCCATGTATAATATTAGCAACCCACCAACCTTCAGTGCCTGCTTTAACAACAGCAATAGCCGTTTGGTCAAGCCGGTTAGTTTTAGTTGTAGCTTTTTGTACATCCGCAAATCCTGCCAAATCGACAGCAATGTAATAATTACCATCTTCAGGTTCTTCCTCTGAAAACTTTATAAACTCTTCCTTAAAGAGTTCACCACCTGCTGCTTCAAAGGACGCCATGAACTCCTGTCGGAAGGAAAAGGCTGACATTGACTTCTTAGCTGCGTTAATCTCTTCTGCGTCTAAAAGCGGGTTATCGTAGCTGGTAAAATGCCAACCACTCCAATCATCATCATCAGCCAACACAGAGTACTGGTGTAGCTCAAAGAAGTGGTTACGGCCCATAGGCGTACCGATGAACATCGCTGAACCCTTCTGGTCAGCTAGTGCAGGTCTTAGGATTTGCTCCCAGACCTCCGGCTTCATGTCGGCGTACTCATCCATGACCAAGAACTTAAGGCTGACACCACGCATAGTCTCTGGTCTATCGGCACCCTTGAGTGCGATGGTAGCACCGTTGACTAGCTTAATCTGTAGGTTGTTAACGTGGCTAGACACAATGACTGGGTTACCTACTTCCAGTAACGTCTGCCACATAATGTCTCTAGCCTGACCCTGTGTAGGAGCTACATAGAAAACATGACCCTTAGTCGTAGTCAACCCTTCAATGATTAACTTCCATGCAGCGAGACGAGACTTACCTGTACGTCTACCAGCAGCTATTACTTGGAAGCGTGCATTATCATTCCAGACCTTTTGCTGCCAAGGCAGTAGTTCGACCTTTAAGTCAGTCACTCAGTACAACCACATTACAGGTTTAGAATTACCGTCAACACTGCGCATATCAATATGGACGAACACACTGTGTATTCCAATGCCTCCAAATCCCATCTTGATAGCTTCCTCAACCAACGTGTACCTTTGTTGTGACGTACTAACTTTAATGTCTGCTGCAATGCCTTGGGCATGAGTTCCTGCTTTCTCCTTTCTCGATTCAATCGGATGTTCGGGGCTACGATAGCCGCTAGTGATAACAAATGGGAAACCACACCTTGCTCTAAGCAAGTCTAGCTTCAATAGGAATGTATCTTTAATTTCATTCTCACCTGTATGCTGACAGGCAAACTCTTCTTTGGTGAAGTAATCTAGGTCTTGGTTGATATCAAACATCTTCGGTGTACTCCCCTTCTGCTACAGGCTCTGTTGAGCCACCTGAAATGACAGTCTTCTCACCACCGACACCAGTGATTGATATGTTGATACCACCTTTGTTACCGCCTGCGGCATCCTTCTCGAAGTAGCTGGTAGGTAAGACCCTATCCATCACTAGCTTCCAAGCAGCAGCCTGATTCTTATGGTCATCATTTAAAGCAGCATCAAAGATAGACTCTAAGACCTTCTTAGACTTAGGAGACGTAAGCATCCTAGTCTTGTACTCATTGATGATAGCAGCATCACCCTTGGGACGACCTACTGAGCCAACGGTTCCCCGCTTGCGGCTGACAACCTCAGACTTAGGAGGACGCCCAATCCTCTTCGAGGCTTGATTCTTTACTTTTTTATCAGTCAATATAACTCCTTTGGGCTACCTTAGTATACTTAAGTATACCTAAGACCCTTTAGTTAAGTTCTTTTGTTAATATCTTAATGTTAATAACTAAATGAAGTAATTTATAACATAGGTATATTATAACATATTTTAGCTTAGAAGTCAAGAAGTATTTTAGTTAATTTAGACTACCCTTTAGTGTACTTAAGTGTACCCGCGGACTCCCTTATAAATCAATGACTTACGGGCCACCTATTTACACACAATACTGTTACTTTTGGTAACACTTATAACTTACACACGTCTTCTCAAATACTCCTTTTTTAGTATATCAGAGGGTACCGTAACAATACCGCGATGTCCAACCGGCCCCCCGGCCCCTGTTTATCATAGGCTACAGGGATTGTCAAGCCCAATCGGTGACCGGATGGTACTCAAGGGTCACGGGTAATCACTAGCACACTTGAGGCACACAGGCAACTCAATTGGTGACCAGAATCGAAAGGATAGTCACGTTTATATCTGTACAACTGGGGAGTGAGTATGCTAGGGGATACCTATAGACCACACTAGTAACACACAAGCAACCACGCTGCAAGGTATACTCATGACTAATCAAGATGGATTGGTCACGCTAATGTTTGACACTGGCTGCCATCTGTAGTATTCGCGCACGCGCCCGCTCCTTATATCTAAGGCTCTATAGTTATATAAGTTTGGTGAATGGTTGTCTGTTTCATTATAGTTTAAATAAATTGTACATCATGCGGCGGGTCGCTATAATGAACCCATCAAGCAAACAAACAGACACAAGGCGCAAATTATGATGAACAAAACTTCAATGCAATTCTGGCTTTCAGCCCAGAAAGCGAACGCAGAAAAATACCATACATTTCTAGAAATGGTAAACGACCCTATAAACCCAATAACCAAACGAGACCTTTTAAAGAACATTGAAAGAAACCCTAAACTATGGGAATGTTTTTCTGGCTGGCTGAAAGACGGAAAACTGAAAGATTAATTTATTAATACAAACATAATCAACTATATAAGGCGACACACTATGACTACAATCAAACAATAGAGGCCACACTATGATAACTAAAACAGAGATACAAACATCAACCGCCATCAACGCCAGCGCAAAGCAATGGGCCATTGATAACCTAGATTACTTGAATAAGCCTATGCGCTATTTGGGCAGCTCTTTAAAGGTAGAAAAAGGCGCGGACAAGTTCGATACCTATATCCAGTACTTGCAGCCGGCTGATAAAGTTGCGACCGATACGCTCTGCGCCTTTGCTACTGCGGCGGGATGTAAAGAGCCTTGTCTTATTAGCTCCGGTCAGTTGGGCATGAGTACCGGCCAGCGGGCAGCGACTAAGCGCACTATCTTAATGCTACTGCGCCCCGATAGCTACAAAGCTGCGCTACTGGCAGAGATAGATAAAGCAGAGCGCAAGGCGCTTAAGACTGGCATACCGGCATTGTTTCGCCTCAATGGCACCAGTGACATAGACTACACTGATATAATCAAAGAGCGCCCCAAATCCCTGTTTTATGACTACAGCAAAGTATTATCAAACGTGCGAAAGAATACCCTTGCAAATTATGACCTGACCTACAGCGCCAGTATGTACAGCAAGCAGAGCCGTGCAGCATTCAAAAAAGCAGTCAAGGCAGGTCACCGGATAGCCGTGGCGTTTAATACTAAGGGACTAGCTAGTGATGAGTTACAGATTAGCCACACCCTAGCATCATTCGATAAAACAGACCTTAGACACTTAGACGGCGCGGTAATCGGCAGCTTGACGCGCAAGGGTAGCAGTAAAGCAGTACGCGCAGCGGATAACCTACAGGCAAACAGCTTCTTTGTTACAGCGGCGAATCTGGTAGCGTTTAATGATATAATTGCAATAGGTGGATAATATGAGCAACTACAAATCAGCAATAAAACGAATACAGGAAGCCGCGACATTGCAGGAGTTATCACGCGTCGAGCAAGGCCTAGACCGTGTCTATAGGGTGGGTTTCTTTACCGAATACGAGTTCGCACTGTTAGACCATATGGTCAGTGACAAATTTTATACTTTATCTAACTATAACGAGGTGACAAAATGAAAACTGCAAAAGCATTGAAAATAAAAGTAATTACTACACGTCCAGCACCCAAAAGAATAACCCAACCGGCGTCACAGTGGCGCGATATAATGGGCGGCATGAAACGCGGGCACTGGTTCGAGGTAGAATGTGAGACGCGGGACGATGTTTATAACAGAATCGGAGCCGCTGCAAATAGTTACTGCAAGGGTCGCTATACTTTCTATAAGACTGCCAAAAATAAGTACATCTTTGAAATTATCAAGGGGTAGAATCAAATGCTAATTAATTACAAGGGAAACAGCGCCCATCTTAAGGCGCTGAAGCTTGCGCGAATAGAGCAACATATTGCAGACGGTGTTGTGTGGCTGTCGCTGTCATTGGGTGTCGTCGCTCTGTTTACGTTTCTCAATTGGGCTATTCTTGCCCGCTACGGAGCCTGAAACAATGCGACAGACTAAAGAATTAACATTCAGCGGGGAGCATCCGCGCTTAATCACCGGCGCTAGTTACAGCATTTACGCAATCGCTTTAATAACAGGTATAAGCAACGCCACACTCTACCGGCGCTTACAGGGTCGGGATGAGGTTACCGATTGGGATATCACACCGGCCAGCGAGAGGAACCCTGAGCGATACGGTAAAAAGGCACGGGAGCGGTCACAGTTCAACAAGCTAGAGAGTGAAGCGGACAGGCTGTCGTCGTCATGGTTGCGGGTGGCTCTATGTTAGCCACGGCGCTAAGGTTTGCGGCAGGGTTTGCAATTGGGTACGGTATAGCGTACTGTTTTACAACATTAATCAACCAAGAGGCATACAAGATGGACGAACACGGCGACGAGCACTTAACGTGGGAAGATGAGCCGCCAGCGCTTTATAACTATGAACTGGCGGAAATACTAGCAGACTATAAACGAGACCAAGAGGACGAGAGATGAACAGTTTCGAACACTTAGAAACGCGTGTAGTGCTGTGGCACCACGACCGCAATTTAATAGAGGGCAGCACAGACGCCGCACAACACACCAAGCT